TGGCATCAAGTCCGTCGAGGCGGCGAGTTTCATCGAGCAGTATCTGCGCAAGGGCGTCGAGGCTGGACTGGAACGGAAGGCGGTCGGTAGCTCGACCGACGCGATCGGCGGCTACGCGGTGCCGCGCGAGATCGACGAGAAGATCGAGAAGACCTTGGTCGCGATTTCGCCAATCCGCGCGGTCGCCAATGTCGTCAAAGTCGGCAGCGCCGGTTATCGCAAGCTGATCACGACCGGCGGCACGCCGTCGGGCTGGGTCGCCTATGAGGCGGCGCGGCCGATGACCAACACGCCGACCTTCAGCGAGGTCGTGCCGGCGGCGGGCGAGCTCTACGCCAATCCGGCAGCCTCGCAGCAGATGCTCGACGATGCGATGTTCGACGTCGAAGCCTGGCTGGCCAGTGAGATTGCGACCGAATTCGCCCGGGCGGAAGGATTTGCCTTTGTAAAGGGCACGGGCACCAACCAGCCGCTCGGCTTCTTGAGCTCGCCCAATGCCACGACGGCGGACGGTGCGCGGCCGCAGGGAACCTTGCAGTTCATTGGAACGGGCGTGTCGGCCGGATTTCCGGCGAGCAATCCGCAGGACAAGATCCTGGACCTGGTCCAGTCGCTGAGACCACCTTATCGCCAGGGTGCGGTATTCGTGATGAACTCGGCGACTGCGACGGCAGTGAGGAAGTTCAAGACTGCTGACGGTGCTTATGTGTGGCAGCCGGGCATGGTGTCGGGCGCGCCTGCAACACTCTTGGGCTATCCGGTGATCGAGGCGGAGGACATGCCCGACATCGCGGCGAGCAGCCTGTCGATCGCCTTCGGCAACTTCAAGGCCGGCTATACGATCGCCGAGCGGAATGCGACGACCATCCTGCGCGATCCCTTCACCAACAAGCCCTATGTCCATTTCTATGCGACCAAGCGGGTTGGCGGGCAGGTAGTGAATTCTGAAAGCATCAAACTGCTGAAGTTCATCTGATCGCTTCGGCGGGCGGGGAGTCCCCCCTCTCCCCGCTCGCTTCGCGAGTCGCCCTCTCCCCCTGAAGGGGGCGAGGGAGTTTCCGCCTGCATTCGAAAGCAAAGCGATGACATTCACGCCGAAATTCGTCGACCTGGTGCGCAATGCCGCGACGGTCACGGGCACCGGCCCGGTGACCATTGGCGCTGCGGTCAGCGGGTTCGCCAGCCTGGCAGACGCGGTCAGCAGCGGCGAGCAATTCTATTATTGCATCCAGGGTCTCGACAAACCGCAGGAGCGGGAAGTCGGACGCGCAACGATGCAGGCCGACGGCAAGGTGGCGCGGCAGGCGATTGCCGACCCGCTCACCAATTTCACCAGCGGCGCCAAGACGATGGCGCTGGTCGCGCCGGCCGAATGGTTTGAGAAGCTGGACGATGCGCTGCTGACCGTCGCCACCCGCGCCGAGCTGGCGGCGAAGTCATCGGGCTGCGCCTTCCTTGCCGAAGCGGGGCGGGCGGGGAGCTTCGTGTTCGACCCGTCCGACCTTTCGGCCAAGGTTGCGGCCGACCCGGTGCAGGGGATCCACGTCCCGCCGACGTCCGACCCGTCGGGCGCGTCCGGCACCTGGGTCCGCCGGTTCGACGGGCCGCTCAATGTCCGATGGTTCGGCGCCACGGGCGATGGCACGACATACGACGGCGCGGCCTTCGTTGCGGCGATCGCCTATCTGCGAGCCACGGGATTCAACGGCGACACCTACTATCAGGGGTCGCCGAAACTGCTGGTCCCGGCCGGCCACTATTTCCTCGGCACGACGACGCTCGACCTCAACCACACGCTGGTCATCGAGGGTGAGGGCAGCGGCCTTTCGGGCGGCAGGGCGACCAGACTTCGGTGGGCCGCCGGCGCCACGGGAATCCGGGTGCAGCGTCACAATACGTCGGGGGCACAAGCGACCATCGCATCGGGCCAAAATGGCGGCGACGGATCGATCATCCGCGGTCTGAACCTGGTCGGCGGCTTTGCCGGGACCGAAGGCGAGTTTCACGGTATCCATTTGCGCGCACGGGCGGTTGTCGAGGATTGTTTCATCTCCGACTTCCAGGGCGACGGCATCCATTCGAATGTCGTCACCGGCGGATCGCCGGAGGGCAATGCCAACAACAGCGTGATCAACCGCGTCAGCGTCTATCGCTGCCGCAAGGGGCTGTACTTCGACGGGGCCGACAGCAATGCCTGCCTTGTATCGATGCTCGAAGCATCGGCCAACCGGACCTGGGGCGTCGATGACAGCAGCTTTCTCGGCAACAGCTATCTAGCCTGTCACACGGCGGCGAATGGCTGGGACGGGGCGCTCGGTTCGATCCCGACCGCCTGCACGCACGGCGGCAAGCGTTATTATGTGAAGGTGGGCCAGGCCGAATGGTGCGCGACCAATGCGCCGAGTGGGACCACGGCCGACAATCTGGGCTGGGGCCATGTCGGGTCCGGCGGTACCTATAATGGCGTGGCCCAATGGGCGAGCGGCACAACTTTCCGCGAAGGCGGGGCGTACAAGACCGACAACCTCAATGCCCGCAATGTTTTCATCGGATGCTATTCGGAGGGCGACCAGAGCCCGGCCCAGCTGACGAGCCCGACGATCGAAGTCGGCGGGCTTCATGCGGCGGGACTCAAGGGCACTGGCGTCTATTTCGGCAACAGCTTTGGCCGCCTGACGGCGACCAAGTTGGGATCGGTCGACGATGCCACCGGCAATTTGCTGGGAATGGAGCCGGGCCTGCTAGAGTTCGGACACCCGACCAACGGGCAATATACACTGGAGTGGATGAACGCGGATTTGGTGTGGACCATCTTCCGCAGCAGCGTGCCGTCCAACTGGGCATTCCGGTTGAGCGGCGAAACCACGACGCTCAATGTCGGCAAGCGCCGCCTCGATTTTCCCAACGGCTTCGGCCTCAACGACAAGAAGGTCCTGTCAGGCAGCGCCGCACCGACCAGCGGGAACTATGTCCAGGGCGACATGATGTTCAACTCCGCGCCGTCGGCCGGAGGCTCGATGGGCTGGATGTGCGTGGCAGGGGGAAGTCCGGGGACCTGGAAGGCCATGGGGAGTCTTGCCGCGTGAGTATCGCGACCTTTTCGCTCGGCAACCCGAGCATCGCCCAGGTGGCGCCAAACGAGGGTGGCAAGAAAGCGCCACCCATCCGGACGGCGCGGGCACTCGCGGACCAAAAACTGGCGCCGGAGCCCCGCTGAACATTCACACAGTCAGGAACGAAGATGACGCTTCTGCTCAAAGACCCGGGAGCGACGCTCGACTATAGCGTCGACTGGGGTGCCGATTATCTGACCGGCGATGTCATCACCGAAAGCAGCTGGACCGTCAGCCCGGCCGAGGCGGGAGGGTTGTCGATTGTCTCCAGCAGGTTCGACCTTCTGGTGTCGACGGTTGAAGCGGGCGGCGGTCAGCCCGGGCGGATCTATCGCCTGACCAACCATGTCGTCACTGCCGAAGGGCGTGAGGACAGCCGGTCGATCATGCTTCGCGTGGAGCAACGCTGATGATCGCGAACAATATCGCCGAGGCAGCGGTCAGCATGGCCGAGGCCCAGGCCTATGCCCGGGTCGAGACCGGCGAGGAGGAAGCGCTGCTCGCTGGGCTGGTCAGAACCGCCAGCGCGCTGTGCGAGAGCTTCACCGGGCAAGTACTGGTGGCGCGGGCATTCGAGGAGGTGCTGCCGGTTGGCTCGCAATGGCAGCGGCTGGCGCTGACGCCGGTGCGTGCGATCGATGACGTTGCGGTGCTGGCTTCGGATGGGGGCGTTACCGTGCTGCCGGCAGGGGAATTTGAAATCGACATCGACGGCCGGGGTGACGGCTGGGTGCGATCACCACGCGGCGGCGGCTTGAAAATCAGGGTGCGGGGGCAGGCGGGAGTTGCACTGGAGCCTAACGGCGTTCCGGAACCGCTGCGCCAGGGCATCCTGCGGCTGGTCGCGCATTTATTTGCAACACGGGACGGCAGCGATGGCGAACCGCCGGCGGCTGTGACGGCGCTGTGGCGGCCTTACCGACGGATTCGGCTGGCATGAGCGAGTTCGCGGGAACGCTCAAAGAGCGGATCATCATCGAAAGACCAGTCGCGTTGCGCACGGAGGGCGGGCTGCAGCAGCCGGGTTGGGAGCCTGTCGCGCGCTGCCTGGCGGCAATCGTCGCCGAGGGAACGGGCGCGGAGGTGGAAGGCATGACCTTGTCGGCTATGCCGCGGTTCAGGGTGACGATCCGCAGGCGCGACGGGATCGCCGTCGGGCATCGCATCGTCTGGGGCGAGCGGGCCATGCTGGCGAAACAGCGGATTGACGATCCCAAGCAACCCGACCGGATTCTGCTCAGATGCGAGGAGATGCGCTGATGGCGTTGTTCGACAGGCTTGTGGAGCGTGTCGAGGCCAAGGCGCTCGCGGCGGCGGAGGCCATGCTGAAGAACGCCGAGACCGTCATTGCCGAGTTTCCCGACATCACGCTGCAGCGCGAAAACGATTGGCTGGTGATCTCAGGGCGGGGGCTGATGCGGCGCTGGCTTGCCGATGTGCGGTTGCGCTTTGCCTTCAGGAGGCTTGGGTGAGCGCGGGAAGTGCGCTGCAGGCGGCGCTTGCCAATGCGCTCGGCAGCGAGGCGCGCCTGACAGGCATCTACGACGGACCACCTGCCCGTGCCTCATTTCCCTATGGGGTGATCGATGCTGGCAGCGAGGGTGACTGGAGCCACAAGAGCGGCGGCGGGCGCGAGGTGCTGGTGGCGCTGACCTTGTGGGACGAGGAGCCAGTGCGCCTCGCCGAGCTGGCCGATGCCGCCGAAGCGTTGGCGGGCAGTGTGGCGGCCGTCGAAGGCTGGCAGCTGGTGTCGATGTGCCTGCTGAGGCGGCGGACGGTTCGCGATGTCGCCGGACCGTGGGCCGCGGCGATCGATTTTCGAGCGCGGCTGCTGGCCGACTGAATTCACGACGATCGAAAGGAAGCATGATGGCTGCAGAGCGCGGCAGTGCCTTCCTGTTGAAGCTGGGCGGCGGAAGCCCGGTGACATATGCGACCGTGGCAGGGCTGAAGACGACCCAGCTGGCGATCAACGGCGACGCGGTGGCGATCACCAACAAGGACAGCGGAGGCTGGCGCGAATTGCTGTCGGGCGCCGGCGTCAGGTCGGTGAGCGTCGCAGCAAGCGGGATATTCACCGGATCGACGGCGGAGGTTCAGGTCAAGGGGCTGGCATTGAATGGGCAGCTTGCGCCCTATGAGCTGAGCTTCGAAAGTGGTGAGCGAATGCGCGGCCAGTTCCTGGTTTCGCGGCTGGAATATGCCGGCGATTTCAATGGAGAGCGCAATTACACGCTGTCGCTGGAAAGCTCGGGCGAGGTGGCGAGCTTGTGAGCGCCAACCCCTATCGTGGTGAAGCGAGCCTAAAGGTTGGCGGTGAAACCATTGTCATCCGGCCGAGCTTTTCCGCGCTAGTCGCGGCCGAGGAGGAATTGGGGCCGCTGTTCGCGCTGGTCGAGCGCGCGGCGGACGGCAAGCTCGGCATCAGCGAAATGGCGGCGCTGTTCGATCACCTGTCGCGAGAGGGAAGGGCGACCGGGATCGACCGAGCGAGGATTGGACAAGCGATCGTCGAGCAGGGACTGGCCGGGGTCAGCCCGCTATTGAAGCTGATACTCGGTCAGATCCTCCAAGGGCGATGAAATTCGGCGAGCGATCTGCCGCGTTGGCTGGATTGGCGGCGCGATTCCTGGGCTGGCGGCCAGAGGAATTCTGGGCGGCAACACCGGCCGAACTAGCGGCCGCGCTGCACGATGAAACAGCCGAGGCCGTGGCTGGCGATGAGCTCGCGCAGCTAATGGCGCGGTTTCCAGATGCCGTTCCAAATGAGGGCGAATGATGGACGAGCAGATCGAGCGAATGGTTGTCAGTGTCCGCGCCGACACCCAGAGCTTCGCCCGCGACGTGGCGGCGATGCGCGGCGAGCTGGAGGGGCCGCTGGCGGCTGGTGTTGGGCGCGCCGGACGGCTGATCGAAGGCTCCCTGAGCCGGGCGATTGTCAGCGGGAAGTTGGGCTTCGATGACCTGAGGCGGGTCGCACTATCGGCACTGGCGCAAATCGCCCAGGCCTCATTGCGAGCGCTCATCACACCGGGCGGCGGGCAAGGTGGCGGGATCGGCGCCATCTTCACGTCCGCCCTGTCGAACCTGTTCGGGGCGCCGGGAAGGGCGCATGGCGGTCCGGTCGGGGCGGGCAGGAGCTACCTTGTCGGCGAGCGCGGGCCGGAGCTGTTCGTGCCGTCAGGCGGTGGCCGGATTGAGCCGATGCGAGGCGGGGCGCGGGACGTGCGCGTATCGATCGCCGTCCAGACGCCTCGGCCGGGCGATCCCATGGTGCTGCGCCAGTCGTCTCGGCAACTGGCGCGCGCCGTGCGATCGGCGCTCCGGGATCGCTGATGCCAATCTGGTTCACCCGAACCGGCGCACCGGTCGAACAGTCGTGGGTGAAGCGCTTCGCCGCGGCAGACTGGACGGTCGACTTCCCGCGTGGGGCGATGGCCAGCACGGTTGCCCATCCCGACGAGCGTGGGCTGACGGTCGAGGCGCATTTCCTCCGGAAAGGCGACATTGTTGGGTTGATCTACGACAGCCAAGACCGCCACTCGCATCCGGCGCGGGCGCGCGAAGCAAGGGGCGATTATTCGCATTGCAAGCTGAGCTTCCGCTGGAAATCGACCGGACTCATCGCGCTCGATGCCGTCAACGGACCGACGATGACCATCGAAGGCCGCGATGCCGCCGGGCAGACGAAAAGCTGGTTCGTTCGCCTGTGGAACTATGCCAGCGGCAGCCCGACCAATGCGGTCGTGACGCTGGATTTCGACGCGCTCGATGGCGGGTACTTGCTGCCCGCCGACGCGGACCCGGTTTGGCCGAAGGATATCGATCGGATCTTCTTCAGCCTGGTGCCGCCGGCCTATGTCGCAGAGAGCGCGGAGTTGATCGGCGCCTTGACCGGTGCGCGGCTGGAAATCAGCGAGATCAACTGCGACGGATCAGGCAGCGTCATCGCCGCGAGCGATGCCTGGGCGCCCGAGCATGGCTTCAACGCCTGCACCGCCTACGACGACATGTATCACCTGTCGCCCGACAGGGTCGTGCGGGCGATCGAGGCCGCAGGGTTCCGCGGAACGATCAACCACTATGTCGGGATGAGCCATTTTCCCGCGTTAGGGCCGGATGGACTGGTCGATCCGGCGCAGGCGATGTGTGCCGCGGCGCGGGAATGGCACCGTGATTTTGCGCGGGCGGCGAAGGCATGCGGATTCGAGGTCATCTGGTCGATGAGCTACGAGTTGCTCGACACCTTCTGCCCGGCGGCATGGAAGCAGCGTGCGCATGATGGGGCGGCTGCGGCGACGGCCTATGATCCGCCCTCTACACTGCTGTCGCCAGCCAATGCGGACGCGATGGGCTATCTAGGACGGATCGCAGCGGAGCTGGTCGACATATCGGTCGAGGCGGGGCTTGAGCCCTTGTTCCAGGTCGGCGAGCCCTGGTGGTGGGTCAGGAGCGACGGCGCAATCTGCTGTTACGACGACGCGGCGAAAGCGGCGTTCGGCGGCAGCCCCGTTGCCATCACAAACGTACGCGGCAATCTGTCCGCCGCACAGAAGGTGCTGCTCGACCAGGCGGGCGCGCTCCTGGCGTCATCAACGGCGGATATTTTCGCTGCGGCCAGAGCCGCAGAGCCAAGCACCAAGACCCATCTGTTGGCTTATCTGCCGGGTCTGCTCGATCCGGCAGCGCCAGAGGTGAGGCGGGCGAACCTGCCGATCGAGTGGCTCAAGCCGCATGCCGACGTGCTCCAACTCGAGGATTATGCGTGGGTGACCGACGGGCGGCGTGCACTGCGGGACGCAGCTTATCAGACGGTCGAGCAGCGGCTCGGATACGGCCCATCCGACCAGCACTATTTCTCCGGATTTGTCGCGACGGGTGAGAATCGCGAGCAATGGCGCGCGATCATCGAAGCGGCGCGCGAGGCGGACATAAGAGGGGTCGATAAATCCTTCATCTGGGCGATGCCGCAATGGTGGCGGGACGGCGTGACCCTGTTTGGTGAGGAGGACGATGTGCAGCCGTTCGACGATGTCGCCTTCCCGATCGCGATCGGGGCTGAAGCAAGCGTGAGCGCCGGCTTTTCGACCAATGTCGTGACCAGCGCCAGCGGGCATGAATTTCGCAATGCCAACTGGAGCCAGGCACGGCTGAGGATCGATGCCGGGCCGGGAGTTCGAAGCGAGGCCGAGCTGGGAGAGCTGATCAGCTTCTTCCGCGCCCGGCGCGGGTCGGCAGTGGCATTTCGCTTCCGCGACCCGTTCGACCATAGCTCCAACGGCATGACTGGCGCTGCGGGCGGTGCCGACCAGCCCTTGGGCGAGGGCAACGGGCAACGCACCAGCTTCGAACTGATCAAACATTATGGCGACGGCGAAAAGCGGCGGATCACCCGGCCGGTGGCGGGAAGCGTGCGCATTTCGGTGGATGGGTCCGAACAGGCCAGCGGCTGGAGCCTCGATCCCTTGGGAATCGTGCGGTTCGATACCCCGCCGGTGAGCGGTACGGTTGTGGCTGCCGGATTTGAGTTCGACGTGCCTGTGCGCTTTGCGGAAGACCAGTTGGAAATCAATCGAGCGACCTTCCTGGCCGGCGAGGCGCCCAGCGTACCGCTGATCGAGGTGCGCGAGGGATGAGCGCCGACCTTGCGGCCCTGGCCTTCTGCTGGCTCGTGGAACGTCGCGACGGGGCAGGCCTAGCGCTGACCAGCCATGACCGGCCGTTGATGGTAAGCGGGGTTCGCTTCGAGCCCGCGCCAGGGATGACGCCGGCTGAAATCCGATCTGAGCTTGGGCTTGAGCCCCAGTTGGGCGAAGTCGCGGGATCGCTTTCGTCGGCCGCCATTAGCGAGGCGGATATTGCTGTCGGCCGGTGGGATGGAGCAGCGCTCAAGCTGTTCGCTGTCGACTGGGCGGTTCCAGGCGAGATCCATCCGCTACTTGAGGGCCAACTTGGCGAGGTGTCGACCCGCGATGGAGCGTTCGAAGCCGAGCTCAACGGCGCGGCGGCACGGCTTCAGCGGCCGGTCTGCCCGTTGACCTCGCCCCAGTGCCGGGCGGAGCTAGGCGATCCGCAGTGCCGGGTCGACATGGCAGGCCGCCGGGTTCGAGCCAGAGTGGCGAGCGCGGATGCACACATCGTCATGGTCGACCAACCGGTCGACGACAGATTCCGGTTCGGGGAAGTGCGGTTCCTGGACGGCGAGGCAAATGGTGAGCGGCGGACGATCCTCGGGGTCGAGGGGCAACAGCTTCACCTCCGCAGTGCACCAACCGGCATCGTTGTGCCTGGAACGGCGATCGAGATTGCCGAAGGCTGCGACAAGTTGCTCGCCACTTGTTCGCAACGATTTGCCAATGCGGTCAATTTCCGTGGCGAGCCGCACCTGCCCGGCAACGACCTCCTGACCCGCTATCCGGGAAGCTGAGTCTTGGCCGCAATCCATGCGAAAAGGGCGCTAGCGCTCGTCGGCACCCAATTTCGTCCGCAAGGCCGGGACCCGAGCCAAGGGCTGGACTGCATCGGGCTTTGCCTGATTGCCTACGATCTTCCCGTGGAATTAGCGCGAGACGATTATCAATTGCGGGGCGATCATCGCGATGAGGTCGGGGCAATCGTCGGTGCCAGGTTCCGTCGAGTTGGGGCCGCGCTGGCCAGGCCGGGAGATCTGCTGCTGATGCTGCCCGCCGCCGACCAGCTCCACCTCGGCATCCTGACGGAAAACGGATTTGTCCACGCCGATGCGCGACTTCGCCGGGTAGTCGAAACGCCGGGCGCGCCTGGCTGGCTGGTGGACGGAACCTATCGACGCCGGACAACGAGAAGCAGCTGATGGCGACGCTCGTCCTGACCACGATCGGAACGGCGCTTGGCGGTCCGATCGGCGGAGCTCTAGGCGGCTTGGTCGGTCAATCGGTCGACCAGGGGCTGTTCGGCCCGGGCATGCGCAAGGGTCCGCGGCTTGGCGATCTCTCGGTCCTGACATCAAGCTATGGCTCGCCGATCCCGCGCATTTACGGCAAGATGCGAGTGGCGGGGACGATCGTTTGGGCCTCCGACCTTATCGAAGAGGAGGTCATCGAGGGCGGTGGCAAGGGCTCGCCCGAACGATTGACCTATAGCTACACGGCGAACCTCGCGGTGGCCCTTTCGTCCCGGCCGATCAACGCAATCGGGCGCATATGGGCCGACGGCAAGCTGATCAGGGGCGGGGCAGGCGACCTCAAGGTCAAAGCCAAGCTCCGGCTAGCCTCCGGCAGCGAGGATCAAGCAGTGGATCCGCTGATCGGCGCAATGGAAGGCATCGCCAGCACGCCAGCCTATCGCGGGCTGGCGCTGGCGATTTTCGAGGACCTCGAACTGGCCGAATTCGGCAACCGGATTCCGCAGCTGACGTTCGAAGTGATTGCGGATGAGGACCCCGTGCCACTGTCGGCGCTGTTGGCCGATGGCAGCGGCGGCCTGATCGAGGCATCGGACGCCACGCCGGTTGCGGGCTTTGCCGCGCATGGCACGTCCATCCGCGATAGCCTCGCCCAGCTCATCGAACTGAGCGGCGTTCGGCTGGTCGACCGGGACGGCCGGCTTCGATCCGCGGGCGGCGGCGTGCCGTTGCTCCTCGCCAGCGACGAACTCGGCAGCGACGCCGACCGGGCAGAGCGCCCCAAATTCCAGCGAAGTCGCGCGCCCGACGGCGAAATGCCGGCAATGCTTACCATGACCTATTATGACCCCGATCGGGACTATCAGGCAGGTCAGGCGAGGGCGTCGAGCGGCAAGGGCGGCACGCGCGACATGCGCTTGGAGCTACCGGCCGTCTTTGCTGCCGCCGAAGCGCGTCAGCTGGCCGAAAATGCGTTGTCGAGGCGATGGCTGGCCGGTGAGAGGCTGAAGTTGCGGCTGCCGCCGTCGCGCATGGACATGCGGCCCGGCGATGCCATCCAGTTGGCAGGAACAGCGCGGCCATGGACGGTGCGTTCCGTGTCAATCGAGGGCATGGCGGTCGCCATCGAAGCCGAAGCCGCGCCTGTGGCGATCCAGCCGCTTCCAGCAGACGCCGGAAGACCGGTTTCGGACCCTGACATCGCGGTTGGCAGGAGCCAATTGGTGTTGGTCGAGCTGCCGCCAGATGGCGATGCCCCCGGTCCGACGCCGCTCATACATGTGGCGGCTTCCAATGAAGGCCGGTGGAAAAGCCTGCCGGTCGAGCTAAATCTAGAAGGCCAGCCGTTGCCGAGCATCTCCCTTGGCCGCCGCAGCATCATCGGGCGGACGGAAACACCGCTCGATCCGCACTCGCCGAACATCCTGGACCAGCGATCGCAAGTCATCGTGCGGCTGGCCAACGAGACTCAGGTCTTGCTCAATGCGGACCGAGATGCGCTGGTAGCGGGAGCGAACCTGGCGCTTATCGGTGAAGAGCTGGTCCAGTTCGGCCGCGCCGAACAGCTGGCGCCGGGCCAGTTCCGGCTGTCGAGCCTGCTGCGCGGGAGACGCGGTACGGAGTGGGCGGCGGCAATGCATGGTGTTGGCGAGCCGTTTTGCCTGGTCGATCCGGCCAAGTTTCGGTCACAGCCGCTATCGGCCGCCAGTGTTGGCGCTATCCTGACGGCCATTGCTCACGGGATCGGCGATGTCGCGCCCTTGCCCCAGCTAAGCCGGTCGGTCAGCGGGGAAGCGATGCGGCCGCCGGCGCCCTGCCACCTTAAGGCGATCAGGGTCGGGGCGGACGTTCATGCGCAATGGATCAGGCGCAGCCACCGCCATTGGGCGTGGTTGGATGGCGTGGGGGATGGCGCCGACGGGTTCCCGGAACTTTATCGACTGACCGTTCAAGGGCCCGCGGGCGAAACGGTCTTCGAAACGGGTAGCCGTTCGCTCCTTCTCGGCCCGTCGCAGATCCCGGGTGAATCCGGGCAATCCATCTGCCTGTCGGTCGCAACTATTGGTCCGGCAGCATTGTCGCACGCCACAAGTACCACGCTCACACTTTAAGGGATTGCATATGGATCAAACCGCGCGCTTTGCGCTGCCCTATCTGGCGCCAGGCCAGCTGCAGAAAGAGCTTCTCCACAACGAGGCCTTGCAGAGGATCGACATGCTGCTCTGCCCGGTGGTCGAAGGGGCTGCTTCAGCGACCCCTCCGCCGGGACCAGCAATAGGAAGCTGCTACCTGGTGGCGGCCGGCGCAACCGGGGCTTGGTCCGGGCAGGACGGATCGCTGGCCTGTTTCAGCGAAGGGGGCTGGCGGTTTGCCCAGGCGGTCGACGGGATGAGGGTGGTCGATCGCGGCAGCGGGCAGTTCCTGGCTCATCTTGGCGGCGCATGGGAAACGGGCATCGTCCGAGCGCAGGAAGTGCGGGTTGACGGTCTGACGGTCGTCCGCAACCGCCAGTCCGCGATCGGCGATCCATCCGGCGGTACAGTGGTCGACAACCAATGCCGGACTGCGGTGGCGCAAATCATTGCCGCCATGCGCGCGCACGGGCTGATTGGCTGATTGGCATGCAGCGTCCATTATTTACGCAAGTTAGGGAGAATTGTGCGGCTTTTCGGCAACAGGATGAACATTTGTAAGCTTGCACGGCAACCGACCCTCTCATAATGTGTTCGAGCAGTTCTGTTTCGGAACGCATGTGAAAGGGGATATCTATGCGGAAGCTGGCCATTATGGCTGCGCTTGCTTCGACCGCTCTGGCTACTCCGGCCGTCGCTGTGGACAAGGCCTGGTATGTCGGTGTCGAAGGTGGCGCCATGATCGTCGAGGATGCAAACCTCGACTTTTTCTTTGACGATGGTGTCACGGTCCTCGACATCGAAGACGCCATTCAGGTCGATCATAAGGTCGGTCTCGATGTCGATCTGATCGGTGGCTATGACTTCGGCGGCTTCCGCGTCGAAGCGGAAGCGGGCTG